CACTTGCCTACATAGGTCTAAACATGTGTTTCGATAGTATACTAAAGTTTGCATCCCAGACGACCACTATGACATCTATTGGTCGCAGAGTTGAACTAGAGAACTGGGCGCTAGGTCTAAAAGACTACGACCCTAAACTGTCTAAACGCATTGAGACAAAGGTCACTAAAGACCACACTAGTCAACGCTATCGTATAAAAGCTGCAAGGATCATAGCAAACAAAGGTGGCTATAAACCTGAGAAGTGGGAAGCACCCAGGTGTACTAAAGTAGGCAGCTGTATATTAAATGCTGTCTTGAAAGCGTCTGATCTCTTTATGGTCTTTGACGCAGATCCAAACCCAGTGACTGTAGTTAAAGTTAAAGGAGAGGTAGTTAGAGGCAAAGACGGCAAAGCCCAGGTCAAAAGAAAGACTAAGTTCTGCATAGGTCTAACTGATGAAGCTAGAGAAGAGCTGAAGACACTAGAGATCGATGCGTCTTGGGCAGAGCCTATGTATGGGCCTATGATTGTACCGCCAAAGCCTTGGACGTCTTTTGACACTGGTTGCTACTATGACCCTGCCCTAGCTGGCTCTGTGTCTCTTGTGCGTGGTGCTTGCAAAGAGCAGAAAGATGCAATCGATAGACACTTTGTCAACTATGTAGAACCTGGTTACGTCAAGGCGCTAAACGCCATCCAAGCTACACCACTGAAAATCAATGAAGGTGTCTTGGATGCATTGTCTTGGGTACAAGATGAGATCAAAGGCGGTAGAGCTATAGAAAAAGGACTACTGGATGATTTCCCAATTATTGTAGATCCACAGCTACCTATAGTGCCAGAGAACCTCATGGAGATGGATGCAGATATCATTGAAGAGATCTTTGCAGAGCGAAAAGAACATCACTTGAAGCTACGTGAAGCTGATGCGTCTCGAGAGAACTTACGTGTTGTTATTAAGACAGCAACTGAGATGAATGAGTACGAGCAGTTCTACCTTCCTTGGAACTTCTGTTGGAGATCCAGGATGTACCCAGTGTCTACATTCAACTACCACCGCGATGACCACGTAAAAGCATTGTTCTTGATGGCTAACGGCAAGAAGGTCACCGCAGAAAATCGTGGATGGGTCATGGTAGCTGTAGCAAACACTGGAGCCTTTGATGGCATTGACAAGAAGTGCCTTGATGAGAGAATTGCGTGGGTGGATGACAACCACCTCATGATTATGGAAGTTGCAAAGGATTACAAAGGTACATTTGATCACTGGTCTGCCGCAGACAAGCCGTTTCAATATTTGGCTGCTTGCCAGGCTTATGCTGACATGATTGATCAAGGTGATGCCTGGATAGCTTACCTACCGGTCGGCATGGATGCTACGAACTCAGGCACCCAGATCTACTCAGCTCTATCTCTGGACACTGAGGACGGAAGGAAAACAAACTTAATACCTATGCCTGATTGCCAGGACGTTTATTCTGATGTTGCAAAGCAGACAGTCAGTGTTCTCAATCAGAAGCGCAAACAAGGCTGTATGACAGCTGGTCTTTGGTTAGACTTTGGTGTTGGTCGTAAACAGGTCAAAACTAATACAATGACCTACGGTTACTCCAGTGTTGTAGCAGGGTTCACTGATCAATTAGTTACACAGATCATGATACCTATGCGCCGCTCTGTAGCAAAGCACAACATTGCTAATCCAGGTGAACTTATGAAGCACCACTTTGGCACCAGGAGACAGCAGACCACCAACGCAAGGTATCTAGCTGAGATCAACTACAACTCTGTACAGAACGTCACAAAGTCAGTGGCTGTAGGTATGGAGTTCTTACAAGGGATGACAGATGCCGTCTCTAGTGAAGGTAAGTCTGTACGTTGGCAAACACCGTCTGGGTTTCCTGTAGTCATGTCGTACACTAAGTGGACAAAGAAGAAGACTAAAGTCTACTTGTGGGATCGCAAAGTAAAAGCACTTGTACGCAAGCAAGTGACTACTCGAGAGCCAAACCCTTACCAAATAGACAAGCGTAAAATGAGGGCAGCTGTGGCGGCTAACTATGTACACTCACTTGACGCAAGTCTCATGCAGAGCACAGTTCTCTTGTGTCTGGATAATGACATTACGGATTATTTTATGATACATGATTCATTTGCTACAACAGTCCAGGATACTTGGACTATGTACCACTGCATACGCCATTCGTTTGTTGCTACTTTTAAAGACAAATGCTTGTACGCAGAGTTTGAGAAGCACATCAGACAGCGCCTGGCAAACCCAGAGCAGAAACTGCCGGCAATCCCTAAAAAAGGTAATTTGGATCTAAATGGCGTCTTAGAAAGTGAGTATTGCTTTAGTTAACGACCTTGTGTCCACCCTATAGAGATTACAAAAAAGGAGCCATAGATTGCACCCAAGAGAAAAGGTCTTGGGGTTACTAGAATACCACAAACAACGTGGTGAACAAATCCCTCAAAGCACCCTGGAACTAGCTAAGTTCTGGGGTGTTTCCGTTTTAGAATACCAAAATATAACAAACAAGGAGAATAACGAAGATGGCAAAAGCAAAGATTGAATTTCATACACCGATTGGCCGAGCAAAGTATGCCTGGTTAAACGAAAGAGACACAGCTTACTCAGCGGAAGGTGTCTATAGCTGTATGTTAATATGTGACCCTAAAGAGGCTAAGCCACTTTTGGACAGTATTAAAACCCTACGTGAAGAAGAGTTTGGCACCAAAGCAAAAGTATCAGTGCCTATCTTGACTGATGAAGAAACCGGCGAAGTCATATTTAAACTCAAGAGTAAGTTCGAGCCTAAGAGCTGTGATAGTGCTGGTCAGTACATACCACACGAAAAGTTACCAAAGTTATATGGTGGCTCACGTCTTAAATTAGGTGGCGTTGCAGTGTGCTATGAACGCAATGGTAACAAAGGTATTTCACTTAGCCTCAACAGTGTCCAGGTTATCGAACCAGTATCAGGTGGCGACGGTGGCGGCATGGCGTTTGCACCAGTTGAAGGTGGCTTTATTACAGCAGCTGATGAAGTGACGATTAATGGTCACGCTTCCCTAGATGCTGCTGAAGATACCGATAACACAATCGACTATGACTTCTAATAAAGCAAGATACTCAGCTACTCGTCGTCGAGCCATACAGCACGGTTACAGATCTGGGTTTGAAGAGGCAGCCAGTAAGCAGATCACAGACGCTGGGCTGCCTTTGCTTTTTGAGACTGATAAGATCGAGTTTGTCTGGCCATCGCGCAACGCTAAGTACACACCAGATTTTAAACTACCGAAACCTGGTGGCTTTTACTATGTGGAAACCAAAGGATTCTGGTCAGTATCTGACAGATCCAAAGCGTGTCTATTGTACAAGCAACACCCCGATATGGATCTACGTTATGTGTTTCAGAACTGGAATACTAAGATCTACAAAGGAAGCCCAACGACATACAAGATGTTTGCTGAGAAGCAGGGCTTTACACTTGCTAACAAAGAAATACCACAAGAGTGGATATCTGAGAGCCTATCCGCATTACTCTAGTGGCTTGGGTCGCGCAGCTTTACATATTGGTTGCGCGGCCTTTTTAGTTTTAGGGAGACACACGTAATCATGACTATATTTAACATTGAACAACAGAAACACGAAGACAGTGACTTTGTTTCAAGACTACCATGTGATGCATGTGGAAGCCGAGACAACGCAGCACTGTTTACTGATGGCCACACTTACTGTTTCGGGTGCCAGGCATATTCATCTGGCGATGGGAATAGCACTACTGTTACCTCACAAAAGCAACACACCCACAACCACCACAGTAACTTATTGTCTGGTGAATACGTTGACCTGAGAGCACGTAAGCTGACCGCTGAGACGTGTCGCAAGTTTGGGTACATGGTTGCCACCCACAAAGGCCAGGCAGTCCAGGCGGCCTCGTACAGGGACACATCTGGGGCTATATGTGCACAGAAGATACGAACCAAAGATAAGAACTTTAGTATCCTGGGTGAAGCAAAGAAAATGACCCTGTTTGGCAGTCATCTTTGGACGTCTGGCAAGAAGATCGTATTGTCGGAAGGCGAGATCGATTGCATGTCCATATCCCAGATCCAAGGTCACAAGTGGGCGACGTGCAGCATACCCAATGGTAGTTCGTCAGCTCGTAAGTCTATCTTGGATAACTACGACTACTTGATGAACTTCCAGGAGATTGTACTGTTGTTTGACCAGGACGAAAGTGGTCAGAAAGCAGCGATTGAAGTAGCTGAAGCACTACCTGTTGGCCGTGTGTCTATCGGCACCCTGCCATACAAAGATGCAAATGAGTGCC